TCAGTCCCGAACTAAAAACAAGTGATATGAAAACAGGAATTGAATTAATCGCTATTGAGCGACAGGAACAGATTGAAAAACATTTCAGAACTATTGCGGAGGATGTAAGAGAAAATCGAACAGGACAATTGGTGGTAGGCGCAATAGCATTAGCAAGAAGTGAACGCATTGGGTTTTGGGATGAAATGCCAATGACTTGGAATGAAAAACTTTGTAAAAAAATGGCAAAAAAGCCCTACAAAGAAAGGTTGATTATTGCCGGTGCTTTGATTGCAGCAGAGATCGACAGGTTAAATTGGTATGACGTTGAATAACCGGAAACTAAAAAGTAGAGAGATGGAAACATTAGGAGATATGGTACGTGACGGGAAACTATTAGAACTAGAAGCTCGTATAAAGAAGCTTGAAGACAGAGTGTCAAGAATAAAGATTGATGCTTTAATACAACCCTTACCAGGTGTTGCTTATACACCTATTGGATTTAAGAAAGGAAAAATAAGATGAACGAAGAGCTAATGATAGAATCAAGCAATGAGCTTGAAATTGAATCAAGAAAAATAGAGATTTATGGTGTAATAAACGAAGATTTATTTGTAGAATTTGAAAAATTTACTTATATTTGCAATGAAAGTAATTAAATTTTAATATGGAACTGAGAATTGGAGTAGACGAGATTAAAGATTGGGGATTACTGGTGGCGGAGTATCTAGTCTTATTTCAAATTTATCACAATGTTAAGATTAAACATTTAACAATCGACTCTGAAGTATATGAAAATCTCGAAAAGAGAGAATATATGCGTAAACGAGAAGATACTTGGGTACTACTGGGGAAAGGTTTGGATATATTTGAACCTAAAGAGGACTTATTTGATACATTCATCCAGACCTTTCCTACAAGAGTACAAGTCGGCATTGGTGAAACTAGGGTATTAAGCCCTGCTTCTAGCGATACAAGTAGTGGTAAAAAGCTAAGAAGAAAATGGAACCACATAACAAAAGGTAAACCTGATACACAACAACACATAATAAAGTGTTTAGAAAAGGAGGTACAACTAAGAGAAAAAGAAGGAAAATTAATGTGGATGCGTAGTATAGAACCATGGTTGAATAATTATACATGGGAAGACTATGAATATCTACTACATGAAACGATAGAGCCCGTTAACAGTAGAGATCTTAGGTTATGATATATAAATCAGTAACAGATGCCATTATAAAGAATAGAACTAAACGTTTAAACAACGAAGTAATATCTATTCCATGGAGTCTTAAAGGTTTATCTCGTATCATACCTGGTGTTGAACAGGCCAGATATTCAATAATTTCAGCTGGGCCAAAAGCTGGAAAATCTCAACTAGCTGATTTTCTATATTTATATGAACCCTTTGAATGGGTTAGAGAAAATAAAGATTCACCTATAACTTTGAAAATTTTATATTTTAGTCTTGAGATGTCTAGGCAAACTAAGATATTACAAGCTATATCTTATAAATTGAATAAAAGTTATGGTATTTCTATATCACCTCAAAATCTTAAATCAACATTTGAGTCATATATATTAGATGAGCGAGTATTGAAGATTATCAAATCTAAAGAGTTTCAAAATTGGTTACAAGATTTAGAATCAACTGTTACCTTTATAGATAATCTAAGAAGTCCAGGTGCTATTTACAATTATGTGCGTAAGTATGCAGAGAAAAATGGTAAATTCATGAATGAGGGGGAAAATCTATTATATTTTCCAGACAATCCAAATGAATATGTTATAATATTAACAGACCATTTATCTCTATTATCACCTGATCATGGAACTCTATTTGATGCCATATATGATTATTCAGCATATAAATGTTTAGAGTTCAGAGATAGATTTGGATACACAGTTGTAAATGTACAACAACAAAGTGCAGCATCAGGTCAACAACAATTTGATTATAGAGGTGGCTCTGTAGTTGAAAAAATACGACCAACAGTTGAAGGATTAGCAGATTGTAAATTATCTGCAAGAGATTGTTGCTTAATGATTAGTTTATTTAATCCTACGGGATACAATATTGAAAAATACGAAAATATTGACTTAAGAAAAATAGGAAGATGGCATAGAGAATTATATGTGAACCTAAACCGTAATGGTCTTGCTAATGCAATGGTTCAATTATTCTTTAATGGGGCTGTAAATGAGTTTGCAGAACTACCTAAAACAGAAGACATTTATGAGTTTGTAGAAAGAAAAACTAAATATTTAATTAATTAATATGGATATAGTATTACCAAGAGAAAGAACAGGTATCGTAAGAAGTGCTCCTAAATTTATGATTTTATTTGGGAAGCCAAAAAATGGAAAAACTACAGCATTATCTATGCTTGATGATTGCTTAATAGTTGATATGGAGGAAGGGTCTGATTTTGTAGATGGTGTAAAAATTAAAATAACTAATATCTCTGATTTATTTAATCTTGCAACTAAGATTGAAGAAGCAGGAAAACCTTACAGATACATAGCTTTAGATACAGCTACAGCTCTGGAAGATAACATTATCATGCCATATGCGATTAGACTTTATACAAAAACTCCGATGGGAGCAGGGTTTAAAGGAGACGATCTTAGAAAGCTGCCAAACGGCGCAGGTCAATAAATGGCCTGTATCTGACTAATTGCTGGAACACCCTTAGAGCTATTTGTACTACAACGTAATTTGAAAAAATAAGCGTGAATGTTAAAAAACAAATAGATTGGGCAATCAGCAGCCAAGGTTCGTATAGAACAAGGTTCAACGACTATTCCTCGGAAGGGAAGTACATTTTGTCTAATATATAAATAATAGTATTAGATATATTTGGAAAAGTCAGAATTATTTTGTATATTTGTAGTCTAAAAGTTAAATATGAAACTAGAAGACTATAAAAAGTATCCTAAAGTTTGTTGTATTTATGAAATCCATAATATCATTACAAACAAAAAATATGTTGGTTCATGTGTTGATTTACACGCTAGGATGGTAAGACACATGTGGTATTTATGTAATAGTGTGCATCACTCTACAAAATTACAAAGATCTTTTTTGAAACATGGTGTTTCTAACTTTGATGTTAATATTTTACTAGAATTTAGTGAAAGAATATCAGATTTAGATATATTTGAAGAAGATTTTATACGTAGGTATGATTCTGTTGAAAACGGATATAATAATACGTATAATACCAAAATATATCATGGTGGAGTTAAATTAACAAGTGCTCAAATTGAAAAAAGAATAAAACATTGCCAAAAAGAAGTAGTCTGTATAAACAGATTTACAGGAGAAGTTGAAAATGTATTCGATTCTTTAACAAAAGCTGGGAAATATTACAAGACTCCAACAACCAATATATCGTCTGTATGTAACGGAAAGTTAAATTATATAAAGGATACTATATTTAGATATTCAACTGATTATAAAGGTGAAAAATTAATTTATGATACCCATCATAATAAAAGTGTACCTAAATCAGATGAAATAAGGGAAAAAATGATGAAAAGTAACCCTTTTTCTAAAATAGTTAAACAATATGATTTGAATATGAATTTTATAAAAGAATATATTTCTCGTAATCAGTGTATTATTCAAACACAATATGGTGATTATAAGATACGACAAGCTATTAAAAACAAAACGCCTTTGGAAGGATATTATTTTATACAAGATGATAAAATATAGTCTAGTCCTTATGGAAACATAAGGTATACACGTATTTGTACATCAGAGAGGCATTTAAGAATGTTATTGATAGGTTTGCTGAAGTTTGTGACACTCTAATTCTTGTTGCTCACTGTGCTGAAAAGCAGATTGAAAAAGAAGGTAAAGAGATGTTTGAGCTAGAAATGGATCTAGCAGGAAAACTCAAGAGGATCATTGCTTCAAAGGCAGATGCTATAGGGTATCTTTATAGAAAAGGTAATCAAACACTTCTTAATTTTAATGGTGGTGGAGACGCTATTATTGAGGCTAGAAGTGCTCATTTATCAAATAAAGAATTTGTATTGTTAGAAAAAGACCCTGCTACAGGGAAATTCACACATAATTGGAACCAAATATTTATATAGTATGAAAAACTTTGAATCTAAATTCACGTTTGACAAAACAAGCAAAAAATTAACTTTTAATGAAGAAGCTATTGAAGCTTTAGAATTGGACATGGGCCAATCACGTATTCTAAACTTTGGTATCGTAAGAGATGACAAAGTAAAGGAGCCATTTGAAATTTATATTGTAAAGATAAATGGTTCTATGCTGGATTCAGAAGATGTTGCAGAATCCGTTACAGTATATAATGCTGCAGGTGAAGAAATACCTTTTCCAAAAGATGCTATATTAATTGTAGCAAATACTGAAGAGGGTGCTGTAGTTACTGCTACAGATAGGTTCTTTGAACACCTGTCAAAAGTTCCTACTATTGGCGATGAGTATAAGATTATACCTTGTTATAGTGAACATGCTGTGTTGAAGAGTATGCGTGATACATTCTCACTCACTGAAACTATCTTTAAAGTTGTATCTGTAGACTCTAAGAAAGATTCTGTAGGCACAGCTAAAAAGAACGTTGAAGTTAGTCAAGTAATGGAAGAACGTGTTTCTCTTACAACTAAAACTACAAAGGTAGAGCCTACGAAAGTAGACAAAGTAGAAGTAGTTGATCCGTTCTTAGAAGTACCCTTCCCAATAACGGAAACTATTATTGAAGATGACGATGATGAAGAAGATGATAACTAATTTAAAACTGAGGGATAATTTATGAGTTACGGAGTTTCGACAAAAACAGGGGGCAAGATGCACCCAATGGTAATTAATGCTAAGAATGCTATCGCAAGAGGCAGATATCTACATAAACTAGAGTATAAATCAGGAGATACCTATGAACTCTTCACTATAGAGGTTATAGATAAGGAAAATGGTACTGCTAGGAAGTCTTACTTTAACCCTGAGAAGAGTATGCAGGCTTTTGCAAAAGAACCTGAGTATATCAAAAAACAACAGGGTAAGTTTAACAGTGTTATTGGTAGCCTGACATCTGCTTTGTTAGGTTCAGAATATGAAACTGGACAGGTTTCTAATTTTAAGGAGTTCTGTGAGAAGATTATGGCTGATATACCTAAATCTTTGTTCAGAAAAGAACTAAGGGTTAAGGTTGTTCTTGACAAACAGGATAGACCAACTCTTCCTCCTTTTGGTGCTATATTTGAAGATTGCAGTGTTGTCTCAGATGCTGATTCTAAATTGGAAATCAGAGATCCTTGGGACAAAGTGGAGCCTTCTGGAGAAGTAGCTCCTGCAGTAGCAATGGATAAAGACCCACTTCCTTCTAAATTGGCTAACCCAATGGAGGAAAGTGATGACGACCTTCCATTCAAGTAGTATTAAGTAGTAACGTTTCCCTAGTAGCTCAGTTGGCAGAGTCTCTCCCTAACACGGAGAATGGGTCGTGAGTTCGAATCTCACCTAGGGATCTAAATCAGAAATATGTACGGAATATTTAAGCCTTTAACTAAAGAGAACATTTTTAAAAAGATCTCTTCTTATGATATATTTGTACGATATTGTAGTGGGTTCACTACATTAGGAAAGATGTTTAAATCACCTCTTAGAGCTGACGATAACGATCCTAGTGCAAGTATTATATACTATGATGGTGATTTGTTATTCACTGATTTTGGATTAGGTTCATTTAGATCTATTGATTTTGTATCAGAATTAAAACACCTCACTTTTCATGAAACACTAGAGAGAATTAATATTGATTTCAATCTCAAATTATCAGGTACAATAGTGGAAGATTCAGAAGAATATATACCTATGGAAAGACCTGTATATGAAGAAAAAGGGTCTGCAATAATAGAGATTAAAAGCAGAGAGTGGGAACAGAAAGATTATAATTATTGGTATAAGAAATATAGGATTACATTTCAAACTCTTGATAAATTTCAAGTTAAACCTATAAGTCATTTTACTATTAACGGTATTCTATATGTTGCTGATGAACTAGCTTATAGTTTTGATTATTATTGGGAAGACGACATCTATAGGAGAAAGATATACCAGCCTTATTCTGAATTTAAATGGGCTAGTAATGGTGGTAAAATTGTACAAGGTGAAGGCATGTTGCCTAAACATGGAGACTTACTAATAATTACATCTTCTCTTAAAGATGCTATGGTGTTATATGAGTTAGGTTTTATTGCTATAGCCCCTACTGCTGAGAGTGCTTTTGTACCTGAAACCTATTTTTACAAGCAAAAAAGAAGGTTTAAAAGAATTATATTGTTTATGGATTCAGATGAACCTGGTATTAAAGCTAATAAGAAATTATCTGAAAAATTAGGTTTATTTTATATTGTTATTCCTGAAGAGTACAAAGTAAAAGATATATCTGATTTTGTAGATAACTATTCAAAAGAAGAAGCTAAAAATTTATTGTTAAAAATATTAAATATATGAAAAGAATATTTAGAATAACACGACCTGAATTTGATATAGAAATAATTATTGGGAGAGTAAAACCTGATAAGATTAAAATATTTTACACTTGCTTCTATATTGATCCTACATATAGAGGTTCCTACCAGCGAAATGGTTCTCAAGTCATCTCTCCACCCTTTTTGATAAAAAGTGTCAATAGTATACAAATAGGCGCAATGGATAGAGATCATAATCTTCTTAAAATCTTCTTACCAGGAAATCATAACTTATTGAGACCATTACCTTCTACAGAGATAATAACTTTAGAACAAGGAGAATGCGGCTTCCGATGGGAGAATAGGTATACTTTTTTAGAAAAATGGCTCGTTGGAACTCTTCATAAAAACATTATACTGCTATGAAATACAAATATAAAGTAAGTGTAAGAACTGATGATATAGACTATGACATCGAAATGACTTGTGATATAGCAGATCTTGAAAATCGTGCAAATACATGGGTTACTGTAGATATAGTTTTTAATTGTCATTATATCTCTGACCATTTGAGAGGTAATTATGATGTTATGCATGATGATTTTGTAGCTGTTAGGTCAAGGTCATTCCAAGAAGTGGGATTTGAAGAATTGTTTCTCCCTGGTAGCGAACGCGATGCTCCTACATGCAAAAGAGGTCAGCAAAGTCATCCTATAGAAACAATCAAACAGTATTTTAAACCTTACAATATTAAACTTAATAATTCAATATTTATATTATGAAAAAAAAATTAGTAACAGTTTACGGAAGTCTCCTTGAAGGATTTGGAAATTGGAGATATCATTTGAATAACAGTTCATCTGTTAAATTAGGAGAACATCTTTTAGAAGGCCCTTATAAGATGGTGTCTTTTGGTGGATTTCCTGGATTAATAGTAGACGAATCGCTTACTTCTAAAGTATTTGTTGAAACATACGAAGTCACAGAGGACGTGTATAGAAGTATAGAGAGACTTGAAGGATTTCATGAGCAAGATTCTCCTCACAATTTCTATAATAAGAGAGCTGTAGAAACACCTTTCGGTAAATCAGAAGTATATATTATCGAGAGAAGTGATTCAGATAGAAACCTTGTTCCTATTGATGAAGATGGTGTTATTAATTGGCGTAAATACAAAACAAGATGACTTATTCAGAAATACTAGAGAATAATCTTCTCATAGCAGAGTTTATGAACAACTGGACTGACACTGGTCAAGAACCTGCCTACTATGTTTATAAGCATAAGGGTTGTAGTATACATGAACTTGAATTTCATAATTCCTATGACTGGATAATGCCCGTAATTGAAAAGATTGAAAATACTGTAATAAACGGAATTCAATTATCTACTAATATAGAAGATCAAGCTTGTTTTATTTTAGGAACTTCTATTTTTGCTGAAGCAGAAACTAAATTAGAGGCTATTTGGTTAACAGTGATTAAATTTATTAAGTGGTACAATAATAATAAATAAAATATGAAACTAAGAACTGTAAGGATTAGAACTAAAAATCCATCAGCTATACCACTAAGGGGACAGATACTAGTCCCCTTTCTTTCTGTAGCTAGGTTAGGATCATTAACACCTCTCAAATCTGTATTTCCTAATAGAGATTTATCTCGAATTGTGGAATGTAATACTACTGATGCAATTGAAAATTCTCGTAATAAACTGAGAATGAAAAAATGCTTTACTGATTATGATATTCCACAAGCTATTCATTGGGATTCGCATTTACGCTTTCCTACTGATACAAGAGAATTACCCTATCCTATTGTAGCTAAGAAAATATACGGTTTCAAAGCTAAAGGAATGAAGCTATTAAATTCTAAAGAAGAGTTAGATAGTTTTATATCTAAAACTAATCTGGAGGGATACTTTTTTGAGAAATTCTACAATTTTGGTAAGGAGTATAGAATACATGCAACACCTGAGAAAGCATTTTTATCTTGGAGAAAACTAAGAAGAGAAGATGCTGACCAGAAGTGGTATTTTAATTCTTCTAATTGTAATTGGGTATCTGAAGAGCACGAGTTGTTCCAGAAACCTTCAAATTGGAAAGAGTTAGAACAAATTGCAAGTCTAGCTATACAGTCCACAGGACTCGATATAGGAGCAGTTGATATAAGAATTCAATCTTCATCTTCTAATCCTAAGTATATTGTATGTGAAGTTAATTCAGCTCCTCAATTAGGGGAAGTTGGAGTAGTTCACTATATAAGAGAGATAAAAAACTTACTTGTAACTAAATTTAACAAATTATAATTATGCCATCAAGTTATTTTAAATACAGGAGTGGCCCTACAGCACGAATTGATTCTTCTACATTAGGCTGTTGTGAACACCTTGGGCAACAAATAAAAGATTATTTGAAAAGTGCCAAAGGGCGTTGGTGGGCGTTAGATGTAGAGCTTTCAAGACATCTTGAGGACTTTAAAGATATCAATAATGTTATTTCTTACTTGCAAGTAATATCTGCAGCTACTGATGTTGATTATGTTCTTGTGACTAAAGAGGAGTTAGGTGAAGCAGGAAAAGAGGATACGTATTGTTTTAAAATGGAGAATGTAAAAACCTCCAAACAATGTATTCTTGCTCACAGTTTGGTAAGATATATGTATGAGCCGGCTCTTGTTAATGTTGCAACTACTATTCTCAACCTGTACTTGACGTTTGGAGACAGATACCCTGCAGAGGTATATATTGGTTTAGGTTCTTCTTTTGCAACTCATAAAGGTGGAACATTGTTTCCAATGGTTACAAATGATGCAGAGGGAAAAAAGATTTACTTTATTAATAATAAAGAACATTACATGCCTTTACTTCTAAAAGGAGTGTCTATGTATGAAGCAGTAACTTGTCCTAATATAGTCTATACTGCAGAATATGAACTAAATGGTGGTTTCTTCAACACTAAAAATGTTGTATTACCAGCAGGTCATATCCTGAAAGGTATTAGTCCTACAATTAAGGAGGTTACAAGTGAAATCATTAACAACTATTATAAGGGTTGGATTATTGCTCAAACTATAACAAAAACCCTTTATTCTAAAAAAGCCAGCATTGGTTCAAAGCTAGTATTGACTAATAAGTCAATAGAAGAAATAATGGTTGATGGTGGAGTAGTATTACCAATAATGTCTCCAACAGGAGGATACGAAGACCTAATAATTAAATTATAAAAACTATGCTGAAAAACATTTCATTTGGAAGTGATCCTGAATTTTTTGTTTATAACAAGGATCGTAATCAGATTATATCTTCAATATATCTTGTTGAAGGTGATAAAGAAACTCCTCATCCTTTAAAAGATGGTTATGCTATTCTTAAAGACAATATTCTTGTAGAAGGTAATGTTCCTCCAACATTTACAGGGAGAGCATTTGTGGAGTCTATTTTAACTCTTAAAAAACATATTAGAAACTATCTATCTGCTGTATTTACATCATTAGATATAGTAGAAGAGGACTCTATGGATATTGATCCTGTGTTTTTAACACATCCTGATGCATTGTTGTTTGGTTGTAGTCCCTATTTAAATGCTTGGGATGGTGAAACTTATAAAGCAAATGACTTATCCGATGAAAACTTTCGTACTGCTGGATTTCACGTTCACATAGGGTACGAGAAAACTAAGGATAATCACTTTGACAACTTCACTATCAACAAGGTTATTGCAAGAGCATTTGATTTGTTTGTTACTATACCTTCTTATCTTGAGCATTTTGATGCTAGGAGATTTGTCAATTACGGAGGATTAGGACAGTTCAGAGAAACATCTTATGGTCTTGAATGTCGTAGTTTAGGAGGTTATTTTGCAAAGGATGTGTATCTTGAGTGGTTGGCTAGTAATCTGGACAAAATGCTTGAGTACGTGTCTAATGAGGATAATTTCAATACTATGACATATGTTGAAAAACCAGAATTAAAGGTTATGTCGGATGGAACTTTAAGCGTAGATTTATCTATATATGAAGAACTAGAACTAGACTTAACTCAACTATTGTATAACGTAAAAACTTTTAAACATGCTGATTGTTAATATAATATTAATCACTCTACTAATAGCGGTATTTCAAAAACCAACAAATTATTTAATGTGTGGTATCTTTGCATGGGTTGGAAAAGCTCCTAAATATTTTAGCGCTAAAGATTTCAATGTTCTTGGAAACTATAATGATAGCCGTGGTGGTGATTCATGTGGTGTCTATAGGGATGGAGAAGTGCTAAAAGGAATGGGTAGTGAAGCCAAATATGAGACACTAGTCATCGAGAATGAATTACATAGTAACCTTAAACTAGTAAATCCTGTTGTCATAGGGCATACTAGAAAAGTCTCAAGTGGCACAATAAGTCTTATCAATGCTCAACCTATTGTTATAGTGAACAATGAAGGGAATATTATTTATACCCATGCCCACAATGGTACCGTTTATAATTATTCAGATTTAGCTAGAGAAAAACCTGCTATTGAGTTAACGGCAGGTGAAAGTGATAGTGTAGCCTTAGCGTTACTAATTGAAAACCGTGGGTTTGATATACTGAGAAGATATGAGGGTAGTGCTGCTTTGGTAATGCATTTTACTGAGCAGCCTAACACCTTGTATGCTTTTCATGGTAAGTCAAAAACATATGCTAAAGGTGTTGCTGTGGAGGAAAAACCATTATACTATTTACAAATTCCTGGAAAAGGAACATACATTTCCTCTTTGAAAGAATCTTTAAGATTTATATCTCCTAATAAAAAAATAATACCTCAAGAATTTGAATTCAACTACTTATACAAATTAGAGGGAGATGTTGTTGAAAAGTTAGATCTTTATGACAGAGCTGATATTTTGTCAGAACGGAAGACAGTAACTTATACAAATCCAGCAACTGCAGGATATAATTCAGGTGCCTATAGGGGTAATATGTATCTTAGTAGTAAACTTGATCCTGACATCATAAAGCATGATTTGGATGCAGACCCTTATGTTTCCAGAATACGTTATACTAAAGGAGCATACTACTTAGGTAAGAACTTGGCTAATGGTGAACTTCTGTTTAACAATTGGGGATATGTATCTAAAAAAGAAGAGGTAAAATCAGGAAGAGATACATTTGTTTTATATTTCTTCCATGGTATTCCCTTAATAGACAAGGCATCTTATGATAGAATACAAAAGGAGGTACTTAAACGTGGTTGGACAACTCCTGAACAGGTGTTTAACTACACTAATTTTCACAACATTAGTGCTGTTTTAAAAGATAATGCAATACATCCTTTTTGTGTACCTATACAGTCTACTACAATGACTTCGTTTATGAGACAATGTGAAAGCTGGATGGCTCCTAGGGATAATATTATTTATTTCACAGGATCATTCTCACCATTATTCTCGAAGTTGGAACTGACTTTTAATATGGGAGACCTTATCTCTAAGACTCCGAGTCAAGGCTTACAAACTGTAGCCAGATTTAAAGAAGACTACTTGCTCAATGTTGGTGAACCTTTAAACATTAACTATACAACTGAGGAAGATGATGACACTGAATATATGACTTGTCCTAATTGTTCAGGGGATGGTTATGACCAGCGTTATTATCAGACTTGTGTGTATTGTGATGGTGAGGGTAGGATTGAAAAAACTTCCAAGATGAAGGATATTGATCCTGATGAAGCTGACGAAAAAGTGTATGTTATAGAACAAGCTAAAAAGTTTAAAAGTGAGCTATTAGCTAAAGTAAGTAGCATTATTGAGGATCTGGATGTAACAGGTTATAGTAAACATGTTGAAGCACAATTGGAAGAATTTACTGAAATACAACAATTATTATTAAAAAATTAAATTATATGAAAGAAGATTTTATTGTAGTCACCTTTGATGGTACCAAAGCTAAAAGGTCTGATTGTAGGAAAATTAAAGACCAATTCTATATCAAAAACGTACAGTGTTTCTTTATAAAAGACCTTTGGTATAGGGTTAATAGTGGTAGTATTGTATTTAATCATACTACAAAAGAATGGGTACTCAAGGAAACTCCTGGGTTAACAAAAGGTATAATTGGATATGATCATCTGAATGAGGAGGTTTTAGTCGGTTACTTCATCAAAGACGTTTTTAAGAATGTTAATGTTGAAATAGGAGGTACAAGATATCCTTGTATTTCTTATTCGATATTACCTCAGAATAAATTCTATGAGAATGTTCCAACCAACACCTTTAATCTTTTGACTGATGGTGTAGACCCAAGAAGAAGTAGTGCTATTCCAAACATCAACTTCAATAATCAGGACTATGGTTTCGCTCTTCAGTATAACATGAGGCATTCTGACAGGGAGTTAATTAATACTATCGAAACAGGTTTTTCACAAGAGTTAAAGAATAATAATTTTACATCTAACCATCCTCTTGCAGGACATGTTGATGATTTAAAAGATCTTACTTTTGGATTTGAGTTTGAAACCGTTAAAGGTAGAATTCCTGCTTGCCGTCTTCCTGAATGTGGACTTATTCCTTTGAGGGATGGTAGTATTACAGGTATCGAGTATGCATCAGTACCTCTGTCAGGTAACATTGGTCTGATAGGAATAGAAAAAATGTGTGCTGCACTACAAAAGTATACAGCTATTTCTACTAACGAAAGCACCCATATGCATTTGGGTTCATTTGGGATTCCTAAAAAGAACTATAAGGAATTTATAGCACGCTTATATACTATAGCGTGTGTTATAGAACCTGAGGTTTATAATATGTTTCCTGAATTGTATATTAAGACAAGTAAATTTAAAGGTAGAGGTAAGGACTACAATAAGCCTTTGGAAAAAGGCTTAGTTAGTGCTGACCTATCTACTACGTTTGACAACCTTACTTTGTATCTCGCAGGTGGAAGAACATATGAGGGATTAGGTTCCCAACATCCTTCCGATGAATCTGATTCTCATAAGTGGTCTATTGAACAGCGTTATGTATGGCTTAATTTTATACCTGCGTTGTTTGGAAAAACCCAGACCATCGAGTTCAGAGTGCATGTACCAACACAAAACCCTGTAAAACTCATAAATTGGTTGTACATTTGTGCAGCTATTGTAAACTATGCTAAACTTCCATTTGAAATTGACAATAGTATCAAGAGTTTAACTCTTGGTAAGATAATGGAAAAAATGTATAACTACAGAGCCGCAAGTTATTTGAAGAAGTACATTGAACATCGTAAAGATACTAGCTATAATGCTGATCCTATTGGAGAGCTTGAAATAAAGGCTGATAGGAAATTTATGATCAATTCGATAGTATATTAGTACAAGTGGTATGGTAGAAGGAGGGGTTCGATTCCCCTCTCCACTACAAAAATGTTGTAATTTATTTGGAAGTTTCAAATATTTTACGTATGTTTGCAAAAATAATTTGCAAATGGAAATATTTATTAAAGGTAATGCTCCCTCATCAAAGAATGGGAGAGTCTGGACAGGTCGATATTTTATTGAAAGTAAACGTGTTATAAAGTATCGAAGAGAAACTAAGGAGGAATTTCTTAAAAACAAAGAAATTTTTTTAGAAATGGTCAAAGATAAACCTAAACCTTATCTTATAGGTTTTCACTTTGTTAGGAGTAATAAACACAAATTTGATTTTATTAATA